CTTATAATTGTATTTTTAATCGTTGGTTTACCTGCCATGCTCGGAATGTTTATAATGATTTAATGCTTAATAATTTAATAATCAAATGCTTAATCTTAGTTTCAATCAACGGAATGTTTTTACAAATATAGGTTATTTTTGTTAACTTTGACAAATGGATAATAAAACGATATTCTTTGCTTTACTTAAAAGTAACAATTTAGAGATACCAACTACTGAGTATAAGTTCCATAATACAAGGCGGTGGCGGTTTGATTATTGTTGGATAGATAAGAAGATAGCTTTAGAAGTTGAAGGTGGTATATGGACTAATGGCAGGCACACACGAGGTTCTGGCTTTATAAAAGATATGGAAAAATATAATAACGCTGCTTTACTGGGTTATAGATTAATAAAATGCACACCTAAAAGCCTTACTAGTATTGAGAATATAGAATTAATTAAAAATATTTTAAAATAAATTTGGTGGTTAAATATTTATAACTACATTTGCCACAAGTTACGGTCTCAATAACAACGGTAACAAACGAATTTAAACAGCTCGTATAATGAAACAAACGTGAGACCTTTGTGGATTTATTCGGGCTTTTTTAATTATATGGAATATAAAACATTTTTAGACACAAAGCGTAAAACTTTTATAGAGAGTGGCTTTGAACTTAATGAATCCGATTTGAATAAGGATTTAAAAGATTTTCAAAAGTATGGAATTAAGACTGCTTTATTTAAAGGTAGATTTGCTTTTTTCTTTGATTGTGGTTTAGGTAAAACTTTTAGTCAATTAGAATGGTCTAATCAAGTTGTAAAGCATACTAATAAACCAGTATTAATTTTAGCACCTTTGGCTATTGTTGAGCAAACAATTAGAGAGGGTAATAAGTTCGGTATCAAATTAAATAAATACGATACGGATTTATTTCATGAAGCATTAGAACCTAGTATTTTTATTTGCAACTATGACCAATTAAAAAACATTAACTGTTCTTTATTTAGTGGTATTGTTTTAGATGAATCTAGTATTTTAAAAGGGCGTGATGGTAAAATGTCTAGTTTGATTTTAGAATCATTTAAAAGCACTCCTTATAAATTAGCTTGTACTGCTACACCAAGCCCAAATGACCACATGGAATTAGGGCAGCATAGTGAGTTTTTAGGTGGTATGAGTTACTTAGAAATGTTAGCGATGTTCTTTGTGCATGATGGCGGTGAAACTTCTAAATGGCGTTTAAGAAAACATGCAAAAGATGCGTTTTGGAAATATGTTAGTAGCTGGTCTATGGCTATTGATACTCCTGCTAGTTTAGGCTTTTGTGATGATGGTTATGTATTACCAGAAATAGAATATATTGAGCATATCATTAAAGTAGAAAATTTATCAGAAAACTTATTCGGTGATGTTGCTGTTTCTGCTACTGATTTACATAAAGATTTAAACCGTTCATTTGATGCACGATTAGAAACTGCAATAGATATTGTAAACAAACTAGATAAGCAATGTATTGTTTGGGGTTTAAAAAATAATGAAACGGATCTAATTTCAAAACGTTTAGATAATTGTGTAAACGTTCAAGGTTCTGATAGTCCAGAATATAAAGCAAAGCATTTAAACGGATTTGCAAATAATGAATTTAAAACATTAGTAACCAAAACAAGTATAGCTAGTTTTGGTATGAATTACCAGCAATGTGATACTATGGTTTTTATGTCTTATGATTTCAAGTTTGAAGCATTTTATCAAGCTGTTAGGCGTTGTTATCGTTTTGGACAAAAGAACAAAGTAACAGTTCATATCCTTATTCCAGAATCTCAAACAAATGTAAGAGAAACTATATTAGAAAAGGAAAAACAACACTTTGAACGTATCAAAGAAATGGCTAAATATTCAAGTGAATCAAATTATAAAACAGCAAAATCAAAAGTGAAAATTATGAATAAAGAAATTAAAACAGAAAACTACCATTTAATTAATGGCGATTGTGTTCAAGAAACAAAGAAACTACCTGATAACTGTGCTGATGTAGTAGTATTTAGCCCTCCATTTGCTGAGCTTTATGTATATTCTGATAAGGAGGAGGATATGGGTAATGTATCAAATTACAAACAGTTTGAGCAACATTTTAAATATCTTATTCCTGAGTTAAAAAGAACATTAAAGGCAGGGCGTATTTGTGCTATTCATTGTATGGATTTACCAATTCAAAAAGGTAAAGAAGGGTATATAGGTTTAAGAGACTTTAGTGGTATGCTTATTAATTGGTTTCAAAATGAGGGTTTTATTTACCATTCAAAAGTAACAGTTTGGAAGAATCCAGTAACTGAAATGCAAAGAACTAAGGCACTAGGTTTATTACATAAGACTATCAAAAAGGATAGCGTTATGACTAGAGTGGGTATTCCTGATTATATTCTATTTTTTAGAAATGAGGGTGAAAATGAAACTCCAATAACTCATCAAGATAAAGATGAAACTAGATTAGATTATTTACCAGTTGATTTATGGCAAAAATATGCTAGTCCAGTTTGGTATGATATTGACTATTCTCGTACTTTACAATATCGTTCTGGTAGAGATGGCAATGATGAAAAACATATTTGTCCTTTACAATTAGATACTATTGAACGTATATTACACTTATACTCTAATGAGGGTGAAACCGTTTTAAGTCCATTTGGCGGTATTGGTAGCGAGGGTTGTTCTGCTATTAAGATGAACCGTAAAAGCATTAGTATTGAATTAAAGGAATCATACTTTAAAATAAACGAAGCTAATCACAAAGCATTTGTAGAAGAAAAAAACAGTATATTAACTTTATTCGATAACGTATAATGATACAAACAGAAACGCAAGTATTTATAGCCCTAATTAAAGGAGTGGTAGAACAATCTACCCTCCTAACTGGGGAGTATAAACAGAAGTTAAAGCAAAATTTTAACATCTGGCAGCAACAAGGATTTAAAATAGTTGCTGAATTAGAAAAACAAAACAAGGTAAATGAAGAATATGTTAATAGTATAACTGATATTTATCATAATATTAATTTAGAAATAAGAAAAAATCTTAATCAAAAATTTGCAAAATGAAAAAATTTATCTTAGCAATGCGAGATTTGAAAAACAGACCTCAGCAACTTAATTGTAAACTAGTTTGGAATCCAGATGGTAAATCCTATAAAAATAACTACTGGCTAGTTACTACTACATTTAGCTGTTCATTTATAGAAAAGATGGGGTTAGAATTTATTTACGAAAAAACTTTGTTTATTGAATAACTAATTGTATATTTGCATTAAATCGACAAATCAAATGAAATTATTAAAATTAAGTAGGGGGAAAAACATTCGTTTCACGGGTGGGTTAGTCGATTTTCCTGAACCCCTATTTTATACAATCTTAAATCGACATGAGAAAAGCAATTAATTTCTTTAGGAGTTATTATGATGTGGCAAAAGAATTATCTGATAAAGATAGACTTGCCTTTTATGATGCTATACTAAAAAAGCAGTTTGAAAACATAGACACTAACTTAACTGGTATGGCAAATTTTGCGTATGTATCTCAAAAACACTCTATTACATCTCAAATAAAGGGTTACTATGATAAGACAAAAGACGAGAATTTTAACCCTAAGCTACCCCCATCGGTAGGGGGTTCACTACCCCCATCGGTACAAGTACAAGGGAAAGGAGAAGGACAAGTACAACAAGTAAAGATTGATTTTAATTTATTTTGGGATTTATACCCTAAAAAAGCTGGTAAAAAAGTTTGTGAGCCAAAGTGGAATAAATTAACATTAGAGCAACAAAATAAAATTATTGCTACATTGCCAAGTTTTATAAAATATAAACCTTTTGAAACATATAATCATCCTAATCCAGAAACATACTTAAATCAAGAACGATGGAACGATGAAATTAATATTATACCAGAAGAAAAACCATACAACTATGAGGAAGCAAGATTAGAAAGATTGCGCGCGCAAAAAGAATATAATGATAAAATGGATATTAATAATTTATAGTTATGCAACTAATACCAATAAACGAAAAGAAGATACCATTAGTTAAAGAATGGCAAACATCTACTGTTAAGCATGAACTTAACTCGTATGGTGTAGGATTAGTATGTGGACATGATAATATTGAAGCTATTGATATTGATTTAAAATATGATTTAACTGGTGAACTATTTAAAAAATACAAACTAGCTATAAATCAATTAGATAAGAACTTACTAAATAAATTAGTTGTTCAAAAAACAATGTCAAATGGCTATCATTTTATTTATAAATGCGCGATTATTGAAGGCAATAAGAAACTAGCAAATAGATACGCGAATGAAGATGAAAAAAAATTAGGTGAAAAGGTTAAGGTATTAATTGAAACGCGCGGAATAGGTGGGTACATTGCAATAGTTCCTACACCAAAATACGAGTTAATACATGGCAGTTTTGATGCTATAAATGAGATAACAGAAAATGAACGCGATATATTAATGACTTGCGCGCGAGAATTTAATGAGGTATTTACTGAAGTAGTACCAATTAAACATAAACAAGTTGAACAAAAAAGTGGATTAAGTCCTTTTGAAGATTATAACGAGCGCGGAAATGTGATTGAATTATTAGAATCTAATGGATGGAAGGTAGTTGGAAACAAAGAAAACAAAACTTTATTTAAACGACCTGGACAAACATCAGCTAATCATTCGGGTAATTTTGACCACTCAAAAAATTGGTTTTCTGTATTTACTACATCTTCAGAGTTTGAAACTGAAAAGGCATATCTACCTTACGCGGTGTTTGCTAAATTAGAATGTAAGGATGATTTTACTGAAGCATCGCGAAAACTTTATAATTTAGGTTTTGGAGATAGATTTGAGAAAAAAGAAACTTTACCAATAAAATCTAAAATAAGTATAGAAGATGATAATTATGATTTTGTAGCTACTGGTAAAGATTATAATGAATATCTTAATCAATGGCGCGAAGGAACTTTTAAATTAGGTGCTAAAACTGGAATACCACAATTAGACGTACATTACCGTTTTAAGGAAAATAGCCTTGTTGTAGCTAATGGAGTTGATAATGTTGGTAAAAGTACTGTACTTTGGTTTTTAATGATGTTAGGCTCTTTATTACACGGTTATAAATGGATTGTATTTAGTTCTGAAAACTCAGTTGGTTCATTTGTTAAAAAAATGATTGAGTATTATTGGAGTTTACCTATTAGTGAAATGACACCAATAAAATATAAAAAGGCTAAAGATTTTGTAGAATCTCATTATACTATAATTTTATCATCTGACAGTCTTTATACCTATGAAGATGTTTTAAATATGACTAAAAAGATAATGTTAAAAGATACTTACTTTGGTTTATTAATTGATCCATATAATTCATTAGCTGAAGATTTAAAAGTAAACGCGCACTCATATCATTATAAAGCAATTAGCGATATTAAGTTATTTACTAAACAAAATAAAATATCTATTTATGTAAATATGCACGCGGTTACTTCAGCAACTAGAACTTTAGCTGGACAAAAATTCTTACAAGCTCCAAAGAAAGGAGATACTGAAGGTGGTGGTAAGGCAGCTAATAAAGCAGATGATTTTTTAACAATACACCGCGAGGTTAATAATCCAGAAAGATGGATGGAAACAGAAATTCATGTAAGAAAGATTAAAGAAACTGAAACTGGTGGTAAAGTTACGGGAGTTGATAATCCAGTTATATTAAAAGCTATTAAAGGTTTAGTTGGTTTTGTAGATGATAATGGAGTTAATCCAATAATAGCACATCATAATAAAAATGGAACTAATTATGAAACATTTGAAACACCCAAACAATTACCCCCTAACACAGACTTTCTAGACATAGTGATTAATGATGAGATTGAACCGTTTTAAATAATAAAAATATGATAACAAAACAAGACGCTATGTCAATTATCAACAGTCAAACAAATGACCATAAATTATTAATCCAAGTAATTCAACGGTATATATTTGATTTGAAAAACGTTGAGGTTGAGATTAACCCTCCGAATAGCGTAAACAACTATCATTTATTAATGATGGGATATGAATTTGCTAAAAACTATTATTTAACTAACCCATAACAACCATGAAAACAACAGCGCAAACATCTTTATTTGATGAAAAATACACTAAATTTACTGATTTATATTGTGGTAAAACACCTTGTATTATAATTCAAAAAAATAAAACACACGTGTTAATTCAATTAGAATCAGGGTCAATAATAGCTACACCAATAAATTCATTAGATAAAAATTACGGTAAAATATTAACTAAAGATTAACCTATGATCCTAAACACCCTATACTACCTAGCCAAATTAATCACTTTTCCAATTAAATTTGTGATTTTGTTAGAAGTAATAGAATATTTGTTATATTTGTAATATGAAAACATTAATTTTAATTATCTCAGTACTATTTTTAACAGATTGTAAAAAGAATCCCTTTGATCCTAACGAACCTGGAGACGGAGCCGATTCAACTGCAAGGATTATAAAAGTAGATACTTTAAAAGTAAAGTAATGAATAACACTTTTGAAATAGATTATATTGAACCGATAGTTGAAAGGCTGCAAGGTAAACAAATGTATTTTATAGTGTTTTGTAACTAAAGTAGTTTTAAGTAGTTATGGCAAAGCCTAAAGGAAGTATAAAAGAAGGTGGACGTGTTAAGGGTATTCCCAATAAAACAACCGCAAAAGCAAAGGAACTTATAATGAGTGCCATTGATGAACAATCTATTTACTTTAATGATGTTATGGCTCAAGTCAAACAAGATGAACCTAAAGAGTGGGCAAAGATTATGGTTAAGTTAATGGACTTTGTGCTACCTAAAAAGATTGATGTTACAACCGATGGCGATAAAGTCAATAATATTCCTGTAGTTAGTTGGGCAGAAGATAAAAAGTAAATCATGGCTATTCAGCTAAATCCAGTATTCAAAGAACTATTTACAACAACAAAACGATACATTTTACTAACTGGTGGTAGAGGTAGTTCTAAAACATTTAACGTAAGCACGTTTTTATGCCTTCTAAGCTACGAAAAAAAGCAAAGAATACTATTTACTAGGTATACACTTACAAGTGCTGAAACGTCAATTATACCAGAATTTAGAAAAAAGATTGACGGATTAGAAGTTCCACACCATTTTAACGTTAATAGCCATGAAATAACTAATACGGAAACTAAATCACAAATAGTTTTTAGTGGTATTAAAGCTAGTAGTGGAGTTCAAACCGCTAAATTAAAAGGTGTTGATGCTACCACATGGGTAAACGATGAATGTGAGGAGTTTACAGATGAAGGTTTATTTGATGACATTGATTTGTCAATTCGTACTTTAGATGCTCAAAACAGAATAATTTTAGTAATGAATCCAAGTAATACAGATCATTGGATTTATAAACGTTGGATAAAAGATACTAATAAAATAGTTTATATTGATAGTGTGCCAGTTGAGATAAGCACGCATCCAGACGTTTTACATATTCACACTACATATTTAGATAATTTAACCCATTTAGCAGAATCTTTTTTAAATACCATTAAAGAAACTAAATTAAAGTTTCCTAAAAATTACGGTTATAAAATTATCGGCCAATGGAATGGGGTTGCTGAGGGCGCAATATTTAACCGTAATGAACTAAAAACTTATAAAGCTACTGAATTACTAAAGTTTGAATCAAATGTGGCTTATATTGATGTGGCCGATGCTGGTACTGATTATACCGTTTGTATTATAGGCCAAAATATAGGAGCTAAAATTTACATAACAGATATTTATTGCAGTGATAATAATGCCGATGTCACGCTTCCAAGTATAGCATCTTTGTTAAATTTAGCTAAGTGTTCTTATGTAAGATGTGAAGCTAATAGTTTAGGAGCAATGTATGCCAGGAACTTACAAAAAGCGGTACCACAAGTAAAGGTATTACAAGCAACCTCAACAAGTAATAAACATACTCGAATATTAATGGATATGCCGTTTATAATGGAATACTTTATATTTAAGCACGAATCAGAACGCTCACCAATGTATGATGAAGCGATACGCCAATTATGTATGTACACTAAGGACGGTAAGGCTAAACACGATGATGTTCCAGATGCTGCAAGCGGCCTTGCAATGTTTATTCGGGCTATGTTACCTAAATATTATTTGTAGGATTAAAATATAGTTGTATATTTGCCGTATGATTATCAAGTGCCTAGTTGGTGTTTATGTAGTAGTAAACTTAATTTCCCTAGGTAACTAATAATCACATTTTATGAGTACCGTAGTGTTACAGCCTACAATATTAACCACATTTAAAAAGCCTTGTTTCGGTAGCTGTAACCTATTGATTCGAGGCGTTTTTGTTTTATGATAGATAAAAAAGACTTAAGAATAGGAAACGTAATTCAGTTTGAAAACGGTGAATTAATAGAAGTTGATACAATAAGTTATGACGAGGTTAATAAATTAGACACGTGCATCGGTTATGATTTAGTTGATTGTTTTCCAATCGCACTAACTGAGAAAATACTAAAAGACTTAGGGTTTAAATATTCAAAAGGATTAAATGAATTCTGGTTTAATGGTAAATTTAGATTAGCTATAAATGAAGATTTTAAAATATGCTATGAGTTTGAAAACTACCAAGTAAAATTAGATGATATTGTTTTAGAATACCTACATGAATTACAAAATATTTACTTTACTTTTACTAAACAAGAACTCCAAATAGACATTAACACTTTGAAAGTATGATGGATTTAATTAAACATATTACAGAAATAATTAAAAAATCTGAAAACAAACCTAATTCAGTTATTGTTTTTGGTAATGGTAAATATATTCCTTTGTGGAGAAAATTAATAGGTAAAAGAAAAATACCTTAAACCTTAATCCCAAACTGATTAACAAGTATACTATTAGCTGCTTTAGTATCTAATATACCACTACTAACCAATTGATTTAAAGCAGTACTTACACTACTAAACGTTTGAGCATCTTGTAATTTATCCGATTGTAAGTATGGCAAATGTGAATAGTCTAATGCTAATCTGTAACCTTCTGGAACCCCAATAAACTTACTTAGCGCTTGAGTAAATCCATCGGCATAAACCACTACAGTATCGTTATGAGTTTGGATTAATCCATTCTTTAAATTCTCATAAGTAGAATTTACAAATAGATTTTGATTAACACCTAGCACGTTTAGAATAGCTAAAAAGTTAGCATCTATTTGTTCCATCAAAAGTAAATCCCTTGTTGGGTAACTCATAGGGGACCATGTAACGGATCCAGTTGTAATGTGAATCTTTTTTTGGTTATCTTCAATGCCGTTTTCATTTCTATAAGTTTTCTCCAATTCTGCTTTTTCTTCAGTTGTCATAGGTAAAGCACCCATCGAATCCTTACTTTGTGAACTCAAAACGCCAATGCCGCCTTTTTCAGTACTAATACAGTTAAGGTATTGATAAGCTGCTACCGTATTGCTTAATGGGTACTTCATAGCTTTCAGTGGACTGTAACCAATTAAATTATTATCCAGGTCGCTAATCTTTGACCATAAAATTTGATCCGTTGTAAAAGTTTTAATATTTGTATTTTCAGTATATTCAAAGCCGCTAACAATACCTTCAATTTTAACCTGATCGAATAACTTACCAGTCAATTTAGGCTTTAGATTTGCAGGGCTTACATTAATAAGGCTTTGAGGCGTTGTAGTGATTTTACTAGCACTATTTTTGTATATGAATTGATTGCCATACACTATCAACTGCCTCAAGTATTGATTTAAAAAAGGGTTTTGTCCTTGTAATATATTTGGATTTTCTAATAATTTAGCTATGTCTGGCGGTAAATTATCCAGTTTATCACTACCAATCTTCTGATATTTGAACACACCATTACTAAACATGGCCGCTAATTTATCAACTGGTGTTCTTAATTGTGGAATTGTATTATACAAGTCATAAGGTACATCCGTATCAATATAAACCTCACCTTTATTAATTTGGTAGTTTATTCTAGTTTCAAAGTACTGTTTACGTTGGTTTTTCTTATTGAATAGATTAAAAAAACGCTCGACAAAGTTAATATCTTGTTGCATTATTTACTAATTAGGTTTATATTATTTGTAATATTCCGTAAAAATACAAAATATTTTTAAATAAATTTGTATATTTCGCAAATAGTCTTTATATTTACACAAAGTTTTTTCGATAAATACGAAACACTTACATTAATGGCAAAAGAAAAAGTACTTACATCTCAGGAAATTAAGGCGATTAAAGCTATTAAATCCAATATTATTAATACTAATCAAGTAATTAATAAGTAATGGATATTTTCAAACACCTAAAAGATAACAAAGCCGCTTTAATTGCTGAAAAGAAATTTAAGTTAAAACAAGCTGATTCAATATCTTATAACGTGCCATTAGCAAACACTAAAGGCGAAGCTATTAAATCTGATATTACTGATTCAAATGCTGATATTGAAACTATTAAAGCTACTGTAGTAATTAACACTACTAATATTTTAGATTCACATGGTGACGTTCACATTCCTAATATTTGGAAAAAAAGTTTATCAGAATTAAAGAAAGTTTATTTATTGCAAGAACATCAAATGAAGTTTGATAAGATTATTACTGATAAAGTAAAGGCTTATACAAAAAACATTGCGTGGTCTGAATTAGGTTTTCCAGAGTTTAAAGGTAATACTCAAGCATTAATATTTGAATCTGATATTGATAGTGATCGTAATGAGTATATGTTTGAACAATACTTAAAAGGTTACGTAAACAATCATTCAATCGGGATGCAATACGTGAATTTATTTTTATGTATTAATTCCGATGAAAAGTATTACCGTGAAGAAAAAGAGAATTGGGATAAATACATTACAGAAGTAGTTAATAGTGAAAAAGCTATTGAACAAGGTTACTTTTGGGCTGTTACCGAAGCTAAAATAATCGAAGGTTCAGCCGTTCCAATTGGTAGCAATTACGCTACTCCAACAATGTCAGTTAATACAACTCAAAATATTGAAGCCGATAATATCACTTCAAGTTCAAAACAAGAGCCGTCAAATGACACTCAAGATAAATCAGAATCAATTTATTATTTAACTAACAATTTAAAATTATCTTAATGACAGAAGCAGAAAAAGCAGCACAAGATGCTCTAATCGCAAAATTAAAAAGCGAAGTTGAAGGACTTATCGCTAACAAAGGATTCGCTGATAAATCAGAAGTAGAATCAATTAACAAATTAGTATCTGACTTAGATGCAGCACTTAAAGCAAATGATAACACAGAGATTAAAGCTGAGGTTATTCGTTTAGCTACTGAGTTAAAAGCATTAAAAGAAGTTGGAGCGCCAACTCAAAAAACTTCTTTAAAAGAAGAGTTTGCAGCTAACAAAGAAATCCTAAAGAAAATCGCTAACAAAGTTTCATCTGATGAAGTTGTTATTAAGGCGTTAACTTTACGTTCTTTTATTGCTAATAACGAAACAGCATACGATTTGCCAGAGATTGGCCAATTAGCTACTCGTAAATTATCTTTGTATGACATTTTCCCTAAGTTAAATTTAGGAGCTGGTCAACATAACGGAACTGTTCGTTACTACGATTGGGATGAAGATACAATTGTAAGAGCAGCAGCGGCAGTAGCTGAGGGTGTAGCATTTCCAGAGTCAACTGCAAAGTTTAAAAAAGGATCTGTAACTTTACAAAAAATTGGTGATACTTTACCAGTAACTGAGGAGTTTTTTGAAGATGAAACTTTATTTGCTGCTGAATTAGGTATGTTCTTAGAGACTAACGTTTCTTTAGAAATTGACCGCCAATTAGCAGATGGTGACGGAACTGGTAACACAATTACTGGTTTAAAAGCTAGTGTTAATGCTTACACATTGCCAGTTTCTGGTTCGATTGTTGATCCTACAATTTATGATTTATTAGTTAAAGTATCTGAGCAAATCACAAACGCTGGTGGTGCTAAGTATCAACCTGATTTTGCGGTTATGAATATCGTTGATATTAACCGTATGAAGTTAAGCAAAGATGCAAACCAAAATTATATTTTACCTCCATTTGTAAGCCGTGATGGTTCTCAAGTAGCTGGTATCGTAGTAATCGAATCAAATATTATCACAGCTAACACTATGGTAGTAGGTGATAGACGTTTTGCTCGTATCTATGAATTAGGTGGTATCGTATTATCTAAAGGAATGGTTAACGCTCAATTCACAGAAGATGAAATGACTTTAAAAGCTCGTAAACGTTTAGCGTTCTTAATCAGAGCAGCAGACAAAGGCGGATTTAGAAAAGTAACTGATATTGATGCAGCTTTAGCAGCAATCACAGCAGCACCTTAATATTAATATAGCCCTCACTTAATTGTGGGGGCTTAATTTAAACAATATGGCAAAGAAAGAAAAAACAAAACATTTCAGAATATTAATACTAAATGAAGATTTTGGTAATAATAAAAAAGGAGATTCATTAAGATGTGAAACTTCTTTAGCGGCTCGTTTAATTGAAAAAAATATAGCCGTTGTATTTAATGGTAATTTTTCAGAAGATGTTATTATTGATGAGGTAAAAGAATTAAAAGTTAAACAACCTAAAACAAAAAAGAAATAATGAAAAAACTATTATCAATCGTTTGCTTATTCCTATTAGTAGGATATTCAAATGCTCAAGTAGTAACAGCAATGGTTAAATCCGCTGTAACTATGACAAACAGCACGGCTGTAACAGCTACGTTAAACACTAACTATGTAACAGAAAATGTATCAATCCAGGCGGTTGTAACTAAATCAACTGGTACAATAGCAGGAACGGTACAAGTAAGCGCTTCATTAGACGGTACTAATTATGTTAATTTAGCGGCTGCAACAAGCACATTAGCTTTAACAGATGTAACAACTAATACAGCTATTTTCAATTACACTAAAAACAATTACTTGTATTATAGAGTTTCATTTACAGGATCAGGAACAATGGTTGCAACACCAAGCGCATCTGTTTTCTCTAGTGGATTAAGCAATAAACACGTAGTAAGAAACTTGTTAAGTAATGTATCTTTAACCAGTGATACAACTACAAATACTGGTGTTTCTTTTGTTGGAATAGGAGTAACTGAGTGGTACAACACAGTAACAATTCAATCTGTAGTTACTAAAATTAGTGGAACAGTTGCGGGAACAGTTACTTTACAAGGCTCTATTGACGGTACTAACTATGTAACCGTAAACTCTAGCTTTGCAGATGTAACAAGTTATTCGCCTACAGATGTTGCAACAAGTTCTAAATTATTTGTAGTTACTGGTTCTCCTTATCGTTATTATAGACTTTCTTATACTGGAGCTGGCACAATGGCCGCATCACATAGAGGTTATATACTACCGAATAAAAACTAAATACTAACATATAGCAGCTTGGAGAAGAAGTATCTCGCTAGACTCATTATCTAGAGGTGCCAGGAGCGTTACCTGGAGCTGCAACTAAAAAATAAAAGTATGTATCCATATAAAAGTAAAAGAATAAACGGTATTAAAATAGAAGAGCATAGACACATTATGCAATTACATTTAGGTCGTAAATTATCTTTTAATGAAGTTGTGCATCATATTGACGGTAATAAAAGAAATAATAACTTATCTAATTTAGAGGTTATGACAAGGTCTGAACATATTAAGCATCATATTAAAAATGGTGACATAGTTTCTAAACCGATGTCAAAAGAGAAAAGAAAAAGAGTAGCATTGAATATATCAAAACTTAAACCATGCGAAGTAATATTAATAAAACATAGTGATATTAAACCAAAAGAATTAATAAAAATGTTTGGAGTATCAAAATGGTGTATTAGTAGAATAAGATTGGGTAAAAGTTTTGTAAATTAAAGATTAAATAAAATGGGTAAAATAGTTAAAACAACTGATTTTGTTGGTAAATATAAAGTATCACAAAATAATTTTGCTGAAACTGATTTACAAGCGTTCATTGATAAATTTGAGAAAGTATATATTAGAAG